TGCTCCTGTTAAGGCACTAATATTTTTAATTTCTTCTTCGTCTGCCTTAACCGCTACAGCTTTAAACTTATTGTCTAAAATGCTCATAACAAAAGTAGAAACTATATCTTGGCTGAAATCTTTAGCAAAAATTACCAATTCAGTTGTCCCATTATTAGCTAATTCCTGGAAAATATGCTCTATCTTGCCAGTATTTGTCAAATGCTCATTTAAAACAATGATATTAGGTTTATTCATTTCTCCAATCATATAAGGGGATTCACAACCTTTATTCAACTCATATCCTTTTTTTATTTCGTAGTCTGTCTTGTATGCGAAACTATCTTCATAAGTAACAAAGCCATCTTTGCCCACCTTAGAAAAAATCTCAGCAATCATCTTTGCAATGTCTCTGTTCTCTACAGATGTAAAGGCTATTTTTTCGACATCCTCTTTACTTTTTATTTTGGTAGCTCTTTTTTCTAATGCTTCTATCACCGCATCACAATCTTTTTGTATCTTTTCTCTTAGTTCTAATACATTTCCTCTAACAAGACCGTTGGTCTCTTTAAATGTCTTGTCGATTAATTTCTTGGTTAGGATTGTCGTTGTTGTTGTTCCGTCTCCTACCTCTTCATTAGTAGCGTTAGCCACACTTTTCATCAAATCTACCCCTAGCATCTCTGTTTCGTCTTCACTTTCTACCTCTTTAACGATGGACACGCCGTCGTTTGTTATCAATGGATTTGCAAATTCTCTGCCTATAATTGCGTTTCTTCCTCCACCACCTAGTGTAGTTTTGGCACAATCATAAACTAAAGTAATACCCTTTAATAAAGCATCTCGTGCTTCATCTTTTTGTTTTATTGTTTTCATATTTGCTTTCAGACTTGGGGTTGGGAAGTCTGACAACCCGCCCCAAGCAAATTAATATATAAAATATTTAACCTGTTATGCTCTCTACGCTGTGAATCCACCTACAGCCGCACCAGTAGCTTCTCCTCTATGTTCAAGAGTTGCTTCTGAAATGATTTGACTTCGTGCTCTATCACCATCTTTTGCAAGTTCTTCAACCATTGTAGGTCTTAACCAACTTTGCATGTGATACTCTGGGTTGATAGCTACTAACATTTTAGCGTTAGCTCCAGTTGGTACATCTCTGTGTAAGAAGATTTTATGAAGACCGAAGTCTGATTCATAAACATCTACAGAGCGTACTAAACGTCTGTCATCAGCTGAAATGTTACGTGTGTTTGCTGCTGTGAAACCTGAAATATCACGTTTCAAAGTAGCACCAGTGTAAACCTCAGTAGCCACTTCGTTAGTACTACCATAAATCAACTCCATAATGTCGTTGAAAGTAGTTTCACCTAACGAACTACCAGAAGAACGTGTTGATGCATTTGTAGTAAGTGCATTAATAACACCAGTCATTTGACGGGCAACACCTGAACTACCAGAGGCACGAGAACCAGCCATGAAGGCTAATTCTAAATCTTTTGCGTGTTCTTTAAGGTTCTTATTAGTTTGATATGATTTCGCATTAACAACACCATCTACAACTTCCATTGTTCCTGAAATTTGGATATTATCAATGAAAATTTGAGTGTTGTTAGAAGAACGTGAAGGTTGAGTTAAATCAGCCGCTGAGAAAGATGCTCCTTCTACTTGTGCATTGCTTGAAGCAGAAGCAAAAGTAGCAGTAGTGTACTCGTGCAAAGTTTGTTTTGCACCAGGACCCATAGGTAATCCACTTAACAATGGAGTTTCCGCAGGGCTTACATTTGTTACAACATCAATCAGGTCTTCTCTACGAGAACCATCTTGATAAGTAATTAATCCGATTGCCATGTTTATTTAACACCCTTGTGTTTCTGTAAGAACTCTGCCCAATTACCAGTCTTTTGAGCTTTCTCAAAATCCTTTTTATAGTCAGATTCCTCAGTAACAGTTCGGTTGTTGCTATGAATTACTGACTTAGTTTGGTTTTGAGTGCTTGCCCTAAGAGCATCAAAAGTTTCTTTATTTCTCTCTAAAACTTGCTCAAAGGTTTCACCATCCTTTCTTAAATTCTTTATTAGTTCCATGTGAGGAGCTAAATCAGAATTGGCACTAAGAAAGTTTGCCTCTTTTAGTTCATCAATCTCTTTTTGCTGTTTAGCAGTGATTGATTCCACTTTTTCTGTTTCGTCTTTTCCATCAGCGATGGACGAAAGATAGTCGATAGCTTTTTGCTCTCCGCCTTGAGCTGCCTCGATAGCGGAAATAACATCTTTGTATTTACCGACTTTACCAACATAAGAGGTGGTTTCCTTGATGCCTTTGATAGCCTCTTCGTCTGACTTATAGTCACGACCAGTTGCTTCATTCACGACATCTCGGATGCTCGCACTTGAAACATTTGTTTCCGCTTCTCCAGTATTGCCATTTTCTGGAGTGTCAGCTTCAACATGATTGTTTTCTTCTTCCATTTTTTACTAAGTTATTTCTTAAAAGAGCCTTAAGTGGCTCTCTAAAGGGCTATTAGCCCTCTATGAGAATCACCTACGCTGATATATCTTAGAGCTAACATTTTCCTCCATAACTTTAACTGTTTTATCGCTCCAATCAGCCTCATCCTGTATCGCTTTAATCCATGTTTCTACTATTTCTGAAGCAGCTGCTCTAACATCTAACTGATAAAGTCTGGATTCCTTATCTTCCTCTTTAACATTCCTTATGTCACATAAGTCTTCTATTAATCCATTTAGTCTATCCACGATTATCCTCCAACCAGGAGTTTCTTGTGTTCTTTTTATTTGTTCGAGGTTTGTTAAAACCCTTTTTGTTTCTTTATCCATATTATATACCTGCTCTAGCAGTTAATGCTTGTGTTAGTCTTTGTTCTGGTGTTTGAGCTGCACTAGGCTCTGCCTGACTAGCCTCTGCTTGCTGGCTTCCTTGTATAGGAGCTTGGGGGGCTTTAGGCAGTTTTAAATTAAGATTAAGAATATCATTCAAGGCATTCGCAATAGGCTCTCTAAACTCTGGTGCTATTCTGCTAAAGTTAATCAAATCTGTTACCAATATATTCTTATCCGTTTTTTCATTACCTACATATACCTCTAAGTCATATTCTGTTAAATCAATATCTTCCATCGCTTCTTTAAATCTATCTCTGCCTTCTTTTTGTAGTTGTTCAATAGTTTTTTCCCTCACTTCTTCGACTTCTTCTTGGAAAATAACTTGTCTTCCTTGTTTTTTTTGTTCTTCGATAAACCTCTCTTGGGCTTCATCCGCCATCATTTCATCAAATTCTCTAAGCTCTTCTCCATCTAAAACTAATCTTATCATCTCCCCTTTTTTTATATTTTTACCGAGTAATGGAATATAATGTCTTTCTAAAGCTCTTTCGATAAACATCCCTATTCCCTCTTTGATTAGCTGGAAACCGCTTGCTGCACTTCTTGATTGGATAGCTCCGACTGTTGCTGTTGTAGTTGTAGGCAGTTTTTCACCTGTTACAACTTCAAATGCACCTGTTACTTTTTCTGCCCAGTTTTGTGCTACTTCTTCATCTTTATAACTGGCGGTGCTGGCTTCTTGCATAACAAATTGTTCAATATCTTGCATATTCTCAACCTGTAAAGCACCATTAACTGCCAGCTTTCTCATCATTTCAGGTGTTATCCCAGATCCTTTTCTTATTTTAAATATACCTAATTGTGATACTGTTGCTCTTGTAGCTCTGATATTAACAATCATATTTTGGTATATCTGTAAGAACATAACTTTTTCTGCTTGCCCTCTGCCATACCATCTTCCTGGAACCCTTGTAAGCCATGCTTCCTCATAAGGTTTTCTTCCTTCTTTATTTTCTTCTATGAGATGTGTTTTAAATGTTCCGTTATTTCCTTCTGACACAACAATTCTTCCTTGTACTTGTTCAACGCTGTCTTTCTCGTCTCCTGTGATGAGAGATTTAGGCATTAATCCCCATCTCTCATAAACTGGTACTAAATTAACATTACTACTAGAATTATCAGATTTAACTTCTGAGCCAAATGAATTATTTTTATCAACATTTTCGATCCCTTCGACATCTTCTGTGTCAATCCAATCTGTCATTGACTTAACTTCCTCTGGTGTCATCACACTTCTTTCAATAACAGAATCAGCTTCATAAATAGAGTTAGCTGTAGGGTCTATATAAAAATTTAAAAGATCTACTTTTTTGATTAGGGGCTTTCTCTTTCCGTCTACATCAAAATCTTTAAAAATCTTCCAGACTGCTGTACCATCAATGGCTAAAGTTCTTTCCATGTCATTAAGCATTTCTCCAAATCTTTGCTTATCAAGTTTATTCTTAACGTAGTTCTTAACTAATCTGGATAAAATTAGTTTGTTTGGTTTCTTCGCTTTAAAGTCTATATCCTTTTGATCTACATCTATGTTTTTGACTGTTGCTTCCACAATAGATTCAGTTAAAGGAACGAATATTTTGTCTCTCCCCGTCTGCGGATCAGTAGGTTTATCGAAGACTCCCCAATAGTTCTTCCTGCAAGTTTTAATCACCTCTCTCATGTTAAAGGCGACTTTGTCTGTTACCCAAACAGTAGAATTTTCCCATTTATTTTTCTCGTTCTTCACTAAATCTGCTGCTCGGCTTTTGATATCTTGTTTTTCAATAGCCATATATTATTTTCAGTGATGGATTATTCCTACTGTTTAATTGTAATTTGTATTATATATATTAAAATCTATGTTTTCTTTAGAGCATGGTCTATAACTGTCTAGCCCATATCTTATTGCATCCATTGAGTGAGAAAATTGATGTTCTGGTTTATTTATTATTTTTCCGTCTTTATCTGTCATCCAGAGATAATTCCTGTATTCCCTGATAATGTTCACGCTTCTCTTGGTGACGCTTATTCTTTGGTCCTGTACAAACTGTATCCCTTGATTTACGCTGTCCTTCCCTTTAGTACAAGGAATTATGTTTACCCCATATAAGCTTATCTCATCAATGCTTTTAGGTTCGGCACTGTCTGCTATTACAAGTGGTCTGCCTTCTCTCGTTTGAATTATGTCTGCTATCTGCTTGTTGCTAAGTCCTTTTTGATAAGAAACTTCGTTAAGTATAAACCCTCCGTTGTAAGAGTATATTTCTACTATCGCAGTTGGGTCGTTGCTATACCCGAAGTCTAGTCCTATTCTATCTAGTCTCGCTTCGTGTGGTATCTCGTCTATAATCTGCCAATCTTTATAAATCTTTCCCTCGACTTCTCCGAGCTGTCCTAAACCATACACTTTCCACCATCCTTTTCTGTTTTTACGAGCTTCTATACTATCTATAATTTCCTGGCTTAATGCTTCGTTGTCTTTGTAAGTAAGTGTAACGAAATCAACATCATCTCTCATCGGCTCAATGTCTGTGTAGAACCAGAACTCATTTGTCGGATTCCAATCCAAAAATATAAACTCCTTAGTTCTAACCTCAATCTGGTCGAAGGCATCTAGTGTTAGATTGTTAGCCTCATTCATAAATGCTCTATCACGTCTTCCACCTCTTAATTTATCTGATTGGTCTGCTGAAAAGAACTCTATTTGGCTTCCAGTTTCAAAAGTGTAAATGTTATCTGTGCTGCTCCATCTGTTACTATCCCAGTATTTATGTGCTTGCATTATATTCTTAAAGTCTCTTATAACTCCACGCTTCAAATGCGGTGTGCTTTCTGAAATGACACTGGTTAGCTTCGGTTTCTTGTCGCTTTGGCTTAAGGCTATTAAGTATAAAAGTATTGATATTGTCTTACTGGCAGAAGTTCCACCACAAACAGCCCTAATTTTCTTCTCTAGCGATATTATCTTGTTTGTCGCTGTCGTTTGGCTGTACATCTTCTCTGTTTAATTGAATAATAGGCGTTGGTAATTCTTTACCTTCTGCCCCTGTCTGCTCTGTCCTTTGACTAAATTCTTTTTTGTTTCTTCTCTCTGCCCACCATTTACTATTTTCAATATCTCCATCAATAACTTTCTTTGCAATATTAGTCTTTGCTATCATATTTACGTTTTCCTGCAATAAAGAAAAGTAGTTTTTTAGCTTAGGATTTTTAGCTAAAACCATATAAAATATTCTTTCACTAATATTAGCATTCAAGCAAGCTTCTGTGTTATTATAACCCATTTTAAAACCTTCTTTTAGGTCTTTCATAACATCTTTAGCGAAAGTCGTCCCTTTCAATGCTGTTATTTTTCTATTTGGTCCTTTTTTCATATTGTTTTATTTTTTTGCCCCTGCTTTTTTATTGTATTTTTCTAAAAATTCTCTAGTGAAATAATCCATCATATAAGCTACTGGCTCGTCGTTTACTCTTCCGTCTGGAAGACTGGAGGTAATAGCTATACCTTTATCTTCGCATATCCTGATTACTAGGTGCGTAAGTTCATGTACAAAGGTAGATATGCTCTCGGGGTCATTCTTTTCAAAATTTCTAATATAAACTATCTTTATTGCATTACCTTCAAAAAATAATACTGTTCCGCTTACTCTATCTTCTTCTTTCAGCCAAGTTAGATCTGCTTTTGTGTATTTGTTTATATCTTTTTCCATTTCTTCTGGTGTACAGTTAACATAGAAGATAGGTTTTGTCTTAAATAATTTGTCATCTATTTCTATTTTCATAAAACACAAAATACGAGGTTTTTACTCTCGTTTAGTTTCTCCTTCTTTGTAAAAGTTAATGTTCATATTAGATTACTAAGGCAAACAAAGTCCTAGCGTTTATCTTCGTAATCTAATCGTTGAGCTAATTATTTCTCCATCAAACTGTTTTTCAAATTCGTCTAGTGTTTCAAAGCTCTCGCAGTAACCAGAAACTACCACCCTTGTTACTTCTTTTTTTCGGGGATGGACTATTTCTGGTATTTTTCTTATGAAAATGACTCATCGTTTTGCTGATTATATTATACCAACACAATTATAAATAGGCAAGCGAAGTTATACACAAGACTATTAAAAGCAAGATTTAACGATTTACATACACCCTAAGGACAAGCTACTTTAAAAATATTTGCCAAAATTAAAAGCAAATTGCCATTTTGCCAAATATCCCTATTAGTTATCTATTAAACTATTAAGAAAAGGAAGTATAGCTATATAGTTATTAAAGGATTAGAGAGGTGTTTAGATACTAAACAGATAAAGAATAATAGGTAAAAAATGCCAAATTGTATTCTTTTTTTTTGAGATAGATAATTCTTTGGTTTCCTCTTCTCTGTCACAAGGCTCTTTGCATTCAGTGCATATATAATATTTTGTTGTGTTGCCAACTACTTTCACAGGAGCTGAGCAACAGTTTGATTTTTCTTGTTTCATATTTATTTATTCCTCTCTTATTGGCATTATTAAACCAATTTTTGTTTTTAACTCATTTTGTATTACTAACGGCTTGCCTTCTTCGTAAAAAAGTAAATCAACATTTTCATTATTTTCAAAAAGTGATAACAGTCTTTTTAATAGACTAATATTTACTTTTGCTTTACACTTGACATCTGAGGATGGGAAAGCTTTTCTATATTCTGGATAATCGTCTACTTTGAGATTTGAAATATAATTTTGATAATTATTTTCGTCTAGTATGTCAGGGCTGATTAAAATATCTTCTTCATTTTTAATTAATGTTTGAACTTCTGCTAAAATAAAAGAGTCAGTAGCAACAGCTGTTCCTCCTTTTTTCAGTAATATACAATTTAGAGGTTCTCTGTTTTTATTTGTTAATTTTGATAGTTTTTTTAAAATCATATTTATTTATTCCTCACTTAGAGGGGGTTAGTTTTTTACATACCTTATATCAGCTACAAATAACGTGATGATAAGTGCTATTGTCCAATGGAAGAAGAACCAAGAAAGTATTGAAGCTAGTATCCACGATACTCTTACGTTCATATTTAACATACTATTTTTATATTAATGCGACCTTAAGTGGTTGCTTTTATTTGACAAGTAATTTAGTTAGAAATGACAATGTTTCGTCTGATTGTTCGTCTAGGGGTTTACCCCATTCCCATTCTGCTAATAAATAAGCTAATTCTTTTGTTATTAATTGTTTTTCATCTTCTCTTTCTTCGTCAGTTGCCCAAAGTATTTTTTGGTTTACTTTGTCTAAAGCAATTAAAACATCTTCTAGTGTTATTGGTCTGCCTAGGATTTTATACCATGAATAAATTGCTCCTTTTTCTAAAACATTACATCCAGTCAAAAGTTTTGCATTATAATTATAATCATCAAAAATAATATTTTTATCTCCTGTTTTCTTATCAATAAGCTCACACCCAAACTTCAACTCCATTATCTCTGGGTTTGCTTCTTGTATTACTTTTTTAAGTTGTTCGTAGTTTTTCATATATTTTTATATATTATTAAGTTAAAACCTTACCATCTTTAAGCTTCCCTCTCTTCTCTAGCCATTCAATAGCTTCTCTGTCTTTGTCTTCTTCATCGTCTTCAAGGTGGGGTACTACGAATTGGGCGGGGATAGAAAACCAATCAGCTTTATTTTTTGTGTATATCCAATAATACTGGCCACAAGAATTGTTTAAGTAACTTTTTGTTTCTAATCCTTTTTGCCCAATCATCTCTATCTTTTCATCATTCCACTCCCCTTTATTAGCCATCTCCTTAATCTCTGGGCAGTCGATAATATCAACCTTACCTTTGATTTCTTTGTATATGTGGGGGATAGGGGTGATTTCTGTTAGTTTTAGGGAGTTGATTAATTTTTCCGAAGATCTATCTGTCCCTAAAGAGTCATAACAGTCTTCTAGTTTTTCACGACAAAGAGAACATCTAATATCTCCATCACTGCAAAGTTGGTTATAAATTCTATAATCACCATCTTCATCTTTGACTTTAGCCATGTGTCCATGGGATAAATAAGTTTTGATTTTTTTGTAGTTTGTCATATTTTTATATATTTTTATATTTAATAATTATAGCCATTTTATTACTGGGTCACCCTCATATCCTATCTCCCAAACAAACCAAGCAAAAGCCATTGTAGATGAAG